ATTAGCAATGTTTGTTGTTGTCCGTTCATTGGTATTTCAAATACTCGTTTACCCGGGTATGTATATTGTTGTTCGGGCTTCATGATGATGCTATGACCCGTATCATCAATTCCCAGCACTGGATATGCAACTCGTTGCATTGTAATATTGTTACTAGGAATCATTGTGCAACGCCCCGGATGTTTCCATTGACCCATTGCATCTTCTACAGCATTGGTCTTTTTCATTACCGTTTGCCATTCCGTTTCTGTCATGATGCGTTTCTTTGCAACATGATTGGCTAACATTTCAACGTATGACTGAGGTTTATGTGATTGTGCTGCATTTTCTACTGCTAATGATGTCATAGTACTCTTACGTAATAATTCTTTTAAACGTTCTAAACGACCACTATTACGTAGTTTCTTGTATGCTAAATTTTCTATAGAATATTCACCCTCAGCCTCTAATCCTGTTTGGCGCATTTTGCGAAGGTGTAATAAAATATTTTCTATCTTAACACGTAGTTTCGGATCTGTTGATTTAAGTGACTCGATTTGATATTCTATAGGACGAGCTTTTTCATCAATAATGTCATCATCTATAGAAACCGTTTTAGAAGAAGGTTTTTTTAACCATTTGCCTTTTACTAATGAATATTGTCCTACCGTTGAATGCAATTTATCGTTCCAATCCTGAGCATACAATTCAATTGACATTCCTTGATACGTTAATGGATAGTTTGTATTCCAAATTGATTTTTTTGCCATCATGTAATTTTTAACAAGATGCAAATTTTTATTTATTGATTGGTAATCGATAACAACATGTAAATCTATATCACTATGTTCCGTCCAATTGTAATTTGCATTGCTACCAATAAGAATGATGTCTAGAATAGGTGTATCAATTTCTAAGAAATCATAAAATGCTTTTGCAATACGAATAAACTTTTTGTCCAATTTGGGCTTGAGACGAGTTCCGTCCCAAAGCTTTGGATTAAGCGTACTCTGTGTTTCGTATTCTTTTAGCATCGCATATAAATATGATTATTTTTAAACGAATATAAATTAAAGTGATAATAACATATCAATTAAATCTGGATGTGGATACATGTCCACTTTGCCACGTATTACATTGGTATGCGAATACATTCCTGGGGTTGATTCTGCTTTGCGAACATCTAATACATCAAACCCATCTGCACCTTTGGCTCGTACATACTCTACTAATCCAATGCGCGGATCGATACTATATTTATTTGCTACAAACAAAATCCAATTCTTCAATGCCGTAATTTGTGCATCAGAATAGTTATGCCAATATTGGAATCCTCTAAAAGGTTTTGCTAATTTAATTACTTGATATGGATCAGCTGGAGTGTTAACATATGTTTTACCATTAACAATTTGACCCATGCAACATACTTCAATACCTACAGAATTTCTATGCATTACAGAGTTACCTGTACCGGTATGCCATCCGTACCCTCCGTCAGGAAAACATTGAATCAATTCGCCGTCAAATTTAGCGTTTTTATTTGTAACGTTTTGTCCACCTAAAATATATTCGGTAGCAACATTACCTCGATTATCACGTGCCCACATATCAGCTACTTGATAAGGATTATCTCCTCCCGCGGTATGATGTAAGAATATCCAATCTTTTGGAACCGGACCTTTAAAATAAGTTCCTTCTGGCATCCAATACTTTTTAATGCTTAATGCATTTACCACTTCAATGTTTTCTGCATTGTCAGTATTTAAAATACCCATTGCTGCCCACGTTTTAGGACCTACTACGCCATCAACCATTAAGCCGTGGGTTTTTTGCCAGTCTTTAACTGCTGCTTCAGTTTTAGGACCAAAGTCCCCATCTGCAGTTAATTTTAAAAATTCTTGTAACGTTTTTACTGATTCGCCTTTGCTACCTCTTTTCAATACCATAACTTTCCTTTATTTTTTATCTTCGTCTCGGTGACCTTTATGTAAATCTATTTTATCTAATATTTGGTTTAATAAGCTAGAAGGTATCCAACCTATCATCGATGCATTTTTAAGAGCACTTATCAATTGAAATATGATAAATGGAATTATAATTGTTTCGCTCAACCAAGCTGTTCCTGCAAAACCTTTTTCTACTAAAAGAAGTACCGTTAAGAACATTGTCCAAACTATTGCAGTTCGTAATACTTTGATTGCTTTGAACGTTTTAAATCCTTCTCGTTTACATCCTGCTATTATTCCAAAAAACCCATCTAACAACACAACAGCTAACAATGAAGTATATTGTTCAAAGTTATCCATTGTTAGATTGTAAAAATATGAACAAATAAATGTGACTGTGGTTGTAAATGTAAGTGCTAGTAACGGTATGGTTTTCATTCTAATCATATCCTTATTGTTTTGGTGTTTTTTCGCGAGTGATTTCTTTGATGTCATTTTTATACGAAAATTTATCAACTGAAGCACTAAACAATGCAGCAATAACAATGTATTCAATAGCAGAAATTAATTCATGAGACGGAGCAATTGACTTTGGATACAATGCATTGATAAACATCATAGCCGTTAGAGCCAAGAATCCAAATACGCCGATAACGCGCTTAGATGATATATCTCCACTTCTCGAATCTGACAACATTCTTTGAAAAAAATTAGCACTTTTCTTCATTACATCCCTTGCGGTTATTAATAACTTGGTTTTTCGTATTTCATAAATAAATATGTTGTTCATTTCGTTTTACGAGATTTTTCTCATATGTTTCCATGGAATATATGCTAATTTTAAAAATGTCTATTTCAAATTCGCCGATATCACCCGATTCTTCTATGATTGCTGCAAGTTGTTGAATGTATTGAAAATTTTGTTGCGTTAAACGAGTTGCATCAAATGCTACAATGATATCGTTTTCATCTGATGGTGCATTATATTCAATATGCAATACTCGACGGGTTAGATCAAAACGCGTTTTAGGCTGTTCTTGTTCAATATAATGAGATGTAATTACTTGCATCGCATCTTCAATATAGATTCTATCACACCACGGTTCTAATGCTTCTAATACAGGCAATGTGCAATTTCGAACTACAAATGCTATGTTGTATTTAGGTGCATTCCCTCTACTACCCCATTTTCTAATGTAATTTCTATTAGATGTTAATTCGATAGCTTGAGTTCTTTTTTCATATTCTTCTGAAAAGCGAGATGTTTTGCTAACAAAGTGATAACACATTGCATCTAATGCCGTAAAGCATTCCATTCCTAACATTTTCCATCTACGAATCAAATCATCATCTTCACAAAACATTGGATTATATAATGGATCTAATCCTCCTATATCTAACAATGCTTTACGAGGCATACACATAAAAAATGTAATACCTGGTTCTGTTTGATCTGCATAACGTGCATGTTCGATTTCACAATACTCTCGGAACAAGTCTTTTGAGAACGTTTCCAAAGACTGTCCAAAATTGAATATCAATTTTCCAGGACGCGTATGATCTCCGAATATAGGCGGCTCTATTGTGGTATATGACACTACTCTATCGGGCGATACATGTTTTTCTAAATTTTCTAAAAATCCTGGACCTAATACAATGTCATTATGCAAATATGCAACATAATCGCAACTAGCTAATTCTGCAGCTGCATTGAATGTATCTGAAAATGTTTTTGATTCAGTTGAATATTCAAATCTAACATGATTATCCGATAATGACTGTAACCATTCGTGGGTTCCATCCGTTGAACCATAACTTACAAAACATATTTCGACTTCTGGATAAAGTTCTCTAGTTGTTTCATAAAAATGCTTGTTGTAGTCTAAATTATTTTTAAGGCCTACTAGTAGTGAAATGTTATGTTTCATATGTATGTTTTATATAATTGTGCATGCTGTTCGGCAACATATTTACTGTCACACAATTCTTTAATATAGTCAGGCGCCGATGTTTCAATTGATTGAATGTTGCCATGCGCATCGATTACGTACATATATCCCGGAACACCACAGCACCATCCTTCTAATGTAGTTCTACCTAATAAAATACCTGCAGTAAAATTCATCATTTGAACTATGTTTTCAGTATCCCACCGTTTGTCTACATATTTGATATTAGGATGATTAAAATCATAACGGCTTTCACTCATTATATATAAGTCCCAATCATTTTCAATGCATTGTTGAACTATATGCCGTACTGCATTAAATCTTATTGGATCTAATACTTCACCAACAAATATTCCAGAATAACGTTCTAATTTTTCTGATTCATCTTCATTAAAACGGCGTCGATCAATTGGATTATAAATCAAAGAAACTTTATCTTTTGGAATTTTATAATCATTAATCAACATATCTGCAATTGGTTTTCGTATTGCAATGTAATGTGATATTCTAGGATCTAATACTGGATCTTCAGATCTAATTTCTGAATGTATAATACTAACAATTGGAGTATCTTTAAAATGTTCTAACATAAACAAATTAACATCTGGTTGACTTGCTACTATTATATCATATTTTTCTGAAGTATCCAAATTTGTTAAATCTAATTGTCTAACATGTTGCAATTGCAATCTCGTTTCATCCATCCAATCTATTTGTCGCAATGTAAATAATGTTACATCATGTCCGGCGGCATCTAATTCTCGAGCTAACTCATAATGATAAAGTTCACTACCGCCTAATCCATTTGCATTTAAGCAGCCTAAAAGTATTTTCATGGTTTATATTTTAAATAATTATTAAATATTGCATCATTATAATCTCTATAACCATCTTGCAAATCAGAATATGACGGTAATTGATATGCAACTATTGGATCGCACATGAATATATTATGTTCCGGCATTAAATTGTAATAATGAACATCTATTTCAAATGTTTGAAAAAGATTTAATATAACATCGTAAAATCTTTCATGTATCATATATGCATGTGTGGTATATGCACCAGTTAACTTTATTAATGAAGAATTAATTCTAATTGCCGGTGATTGTAAATTAGCTCCTAAATAAAGCATGTCCCATTCTAACAAATAACTTTCATTTAATTTTAAAATTTTTTGTAAAATATTAACGACATCATCTGTAAAGATTACATCGTCTTCTAATATTAATACATATGGAAATTTATTTTCTTTTGCTAACTTAATGCATTTTAAATGAGATTGAAAACACCCAATTGAACTTGTCTCATGAGATACGGCGTCTATAAATTCATATGACACGGGCAATTTTTTCATTTCCGTTACCATATGTTCATACCGATCGGTTCGATGCTTTAAATTAATTATATATGTTGGCAAGTTCATTATTATTCTTTATAAAAAAGTTTATCAGTTGTATATGTTGCAACTTCATTAAATCCTGCTGTTGACAAAATTTCGGATATTTCATTTAAGTCATTTCCTGCCGACGTTGTATGTGTTGGATCCCATTCTAAAAAGATATAAACGTGATGACATGAATTCAAGAAATTTTTCATACCAACTAATACATTTTGTTCAAATCCTTGTACATCTATTTTTATAAAACCAATATCGCATTTATTTTTTAAAAACCAAGAATCAAATGTAATACAGTTAACACGTTCTTCTATATAATCTTTAGATGCCATATTACTAATAGCAACATCTTTATTAAATGATGTATTATCAGAACAATATGGAACGTAAATTGTTTGTTCGCATATAGAATCCATTAATGCTGCTTGTATTATTGTTAGAGTATCACAATTATTCTCTAATTTACTTTTTTCTAATAATTGCACATTCAATGATATAGGTTCAAAGGCAAAAACGGTATAACCATCGAGCGTACACGGAATGGAAAGCAGTCCGCAATTTGCTCCAATGTCGATAATTATTTTATTTTTATCTAGTTTAGATATAATAGATCGAATGTTAGAATATTCTGGTAATTCTGATAATTCGGAATTATTAGGTATTCGATAATCGGTAGTAAAATAATCATAATTGAATATAGTATACTTTGAGTTATCGTTTGAAAACGCATATTGATTTATAGTATCTGAAATTTTCATAATTTATATAGCTTTTTTTATAATATATTAAAATAAGTATCATAATCAAATGTTTCCAATTGATTACTAAAAAAATGTTTGCCAACTATATGTTCAAATACAGATTGGTCTTTTTGTATGTTATCAATATCATTAAAACTAGCAATTTGAGTTGCCATTCCCGGCGTAAACGAATATGCATTAATGAACGGTTGAATTAAAATATATAAATGATCAATTGCATGTGAAGCATGTATATGTTCTTGCATTAATCTTAAAATTTTTTTAATTGATTTTGGATTTACTAAATAAGCATGCGTACAAAAAGATCCGTATACTCGATGTATATATTTAATATTAGTTAGTTCATAATCTCCGAATTCGTTCCACCGGTTTGAATCATCGTTTAAATGATAAAATGAAGATAAGAAAAATATATCCCAGTCTAAATTAAAATTATTTTCAATATATGTCATTCTTTTTGCAAAATCATCAGACAATTGTACATCATCCTCAAAAATTCCTAAAATATTAGAATCATTATATGTAGATAATAATTCATAATGCGATAACATACAACCCAATTGGCCAGGTATATACCGATGTATTTGTGTATCATTAAAATGAATATTATCATTTGCAGTTTTTGCTTGAAAATATTCAAAATCTATTCCATGTTGCGAAAGATGAGAATCTATCCATGTTCGTTTATCAGATCTGTGAGTAAGATTAATACATTTAAACTGTATATTTTTTGTTGAAATTTTCATATTATTGATTAATTTTGTACCATTCGTTAGGAAGTAAATCGGACTTAATAAAATGATTGTATCCGGGTCCAAGCCAATCTGAGGCATTTGGACAACATATAATTTTTGTTGGCTTGTTATTTAAATATGCAGACCACCAAGAAAATGTACTATTTGGAATAATTGCATGGTCGCATAAACTTTGTGCTACAAAATCATAAATAAATTCTTCATTATAATCCATATATACCGTACTTATACCATATTCATTAAACTGATTTTCGATAAAATGTTTAGTATCCGGATGATCGGTAAAAATCATGAATTCATCAATCGATACTTTTGATAAAATAAATTCTATTGCATTTTTATAAAATTGTAATGACATTACCGGGTGATAATGTTCATTTCCTACATGTCCGCCGTTTGTAGCACGATCGAAAAAATCGCCATGGCGCACATGAATACATAATCTTGTTTTAGATTCCAAAAAATGTTTTTTTCTTACTAAATCTAATATATCAGAATTAAATGTCAAATAAGATCGTATATCGGAATCTGCATTGATAAAATATTTATTTGACTGATAATAACCTCGTATTTCTATAATTCCATTGTTTATTGCAGGAATTGAATTATAATGAAATCCAGGTTCGTTATATATTTCTTGAATATTGCTAGTAATACTATTAACATCTCGATATTGATAATCATTTTGTAAATGCACTCGATATTTCCATTCCGCCGGAATATAATATTCTAGATTATGTTCTTTTGCATAACCTATCATTGTAGCAATTCTAAATAGTTGATTACCCCATCTGCCGGCATTATCATCTAACAATTGTAAACTCGTTATTCCATTCATATTATATATTTTTATTAGTCCATGATTCCCAAATAAATTCATAATTCCATTTTAATTCAAATCCTAGTTCCGTTAGTTTTGCGTGAATATTATTTCTCCGTTCAACTGAATCATTGAATATTTTATGAAATTGTATTTGTAAATATTTTATACGTGATATGCATTTAGTGTCAATCATACTTTCTAGTACATTATATTCTTCTCCTTCGATATTAATTTGCAAAATATCTATAACATCGTGTGGTATTAATTTTAAAATATTATCCGGGGTTTGAACATCAATTGATACAACATTGTCAGTTTTATCATATTTACTAATTGCTTGTATCATCCTTTGTAGATATAAATGACTAACGCCGTTATAATTTGATATCCCTGATTGAATGATTTGTACTTTATCGTTTGTTTGAAATTTGTATTTTAATTCTTCACAAAACATAGATAATGGTTCAACTAAATAAATATTAGGATTGTATTTAATTTCCATTTGTTTTGCCCACTCACCTATATGTGCGCCGAAATCTACTATTACGCTATTAGAATCAATTGGATAATCAAATACTAAAATTTCATTTCCAAAATTAGATTCAAATTTTGCTTGTT